GAAGGTTGACGTCGCCCGAGTTTTGGTTCTGGAACTTGGACCAGCCGCGGATGTTTCCCGAGCCGTTGCGGCTGGCGCAGGTGAACGAATACCCGACAGCTCCGCCGCACGGCTGGCTGGAGCACGCGCCACTGACCTGCACCAGGGTGCCGACTGAGGGCATGGATTAGACGCCTCCCGAAAAGAGCCTTCGGCTCATCTCTCCGCTCTTGGCGCTGCGCCAAGAGCTAGGCGAGGCGGCGGGTGGGTCTATATTCATAGACCCGCCCGGGGCTGTGTGCAGATGAAGTCCGACCGCATCACCACGTTGCCGACGCAGACGTTCATGGTGCGGAGCGCGAGGATGTTGGGGTTGTTGTTCGTCATCTTGATCAGCGCGGTGAGCATCACGATCATCTCCTTCATGGTGTCTCCGCCCGGCGTATACGCCGCCTCGACGTCGATGCTGGCTGGGTCTGGCAGGGCCATGGCTGCTTAGATGGCGCGCACGGTGCGCAGCCCACGCTCCCAGATGTTGCCCCGCCAGCGGCCGAAAATCACCTGGGCCAGGAAGGACTGCCCGCCCACTACCATGGCCTCGTATTGCGCCTGCGTGGGATGGGTCGTCGTCGACAGCGTGGAGGTCTCGGCGCCATCGCTGCCAAAGATGCGGAAGCGCTGCGGTAGTGGGATGTCATCCGCGCGCGCGATGCCAGATGAGACACCGGGCAGGAAATAGTCGTAGACCACCCGGCCCTTCACCTCTTCCGTGACCTCCGAGCGGGCGGGAAAGGCCACGGAGAAGTTCCGCACCGTGCCGGCGAAGAAGTTCACGGGCACGCCGGCCGGCACCGGGGTGTCGAGCAGGACGGTGAGTTGGTTTAGCGCGCTCTGCACCACGAGCGAGTGGCCCTGCATTGAAAACTGGCCCGTCTGCTGGTTGCCACTGGCCAGAACGAGATGATAGCCGACCACGGTGTTGACCGTGTAGCCGTGCGCCGGCACGTGCAGGATGGCGGTCTTGCGATCGGCCGAGGGCACGAAGCCGTAGACCGTCTTGGCGGCGTTGGCGGTGGAGGCGACGCCGAAGCCGGGGAACCGGGCGCCATAGCCTTCGAAATCCAGTTCCCGGCGCGCGGGGATCGTGCAGAAGTCCACCTCGTAGCGCATGATCTCGCCGTCGCGATGCTCGCGCGGTCGCACGTTGGTGAGGTAGGCCGTGGGGAACTCGCTGTCGACCGTGTCCAGCACCGGATCGGTGTAGGTGCCGTCCCGCACCTCGTAGTAGCGGGTGATGATCTTACCCAGCGAGGGATCGTCGCGAAACGCGGGCACCACGCGCCGGCGCTTGTATTCGTAGGCGTTGGGGAACGTGCTGGAAGTGTAGACGGATGGCATGGTGGCGTCAGATCCGCTTCAACTGCTCGCGGAGTTTTTCGATCTCCTTGCGGTTCTCTTCCATCTTGTCCACGAGCGGGTCGCCGGTCTCAGCGCCGCCCTGGGCGGTCGTGATCTGGCCTTCGAGCTGGCGCCGGCGGGCTTCGGCGGACGCGGCGCGCGCGTCGGCCTCGTCGGCGGCGCGTAGCGCGGCATCGCGTGCCCCGCCCGTGAGCCCGGCCGCCCGCGCGCGGGCCGCAGCCGCGGTGTCGAAGTTGCGCTGGGCGGACTCGGTGGCGCGCGATGCTGCCTGCGCCCAAGATGTGAGCGTGCTGCTCGTGCCGCCGCCGCTGGCGAGGTCATCCGGCGCGCGGCCGTATTCGTTGAACATGCCCTGATCCATCAACCCCTGCAGGGCCGCCTGCTCCTCGATCAGGCCGAGCAGATCGGTTTGCGTTTTCAACCGCGCCTCGCCGGCTTTGGATTCGTCGGTCGCGATCTTCGCCTGGGTGTCGCCGATCTGTTTCTCGATCTCGAGCACGCGCTTAACGATCTCCTCTTTCTCCTTCTTCGTGCCCTCGCCGAGGAGTTCCATGGCGTTGACGCGCTGCACCGCCTCGACGTGCAGGCCCTGCAGCACGAGGAGGCGCTCCTCGTCGGTCATCGCCTTGAGCTTCAGGAGTGCCCGGCCCTCTTCGAGCATGTTGAGGGCGCTGAGGTTGTCGGCGCTCATCTGCTCGAGCGCGGCCTGGCGCTGGAGCGCGGCCGTGCGCTCGGCACTGAAGGCGGCGGCTTCGGCCTCCTTCTGGCTCTTCGTCTCGAGGATTTCGAGGATGCGGGCCTGGATGCGCTCTTCGTCTTCCTCGATGCCGTTGACGATCTTCGCCTTCGCCGCGGCTTCGTCGTAATAGGGATTGCGGCGCGATCCGAGTTCCGCCATGCGCGCCTGGTGCGCGGCGAAATCCTCCTCGATGAGCTGGTTGATCGCGTTCAGCCGTTCCGCGGCCCGGGATGGATCGATGTCTTCAAACGCAATCTGGCTGCGGTTTTCGCCACTCACCCACCGGCCCATTTCCTGATAGGCCGCAATCACATCACCCACGAAGATCAGTGTCCGCGTCCACCAGTTTTCGACGGTATCGTTGAGCCGGTCCAACTTGATCGCGTCCACCCGGGAAAGCACCAGGCCCGCCTCATCGGCCTTCTGGCGGACGGCGTCGAAGCCGACCGTGCCGAGTTGCTCGAGCGCCGACATCAGGCGGGGGGCGGACTTCGTGCCGAGAATTTCCGTGATGGCGGTGTAGGCTTCCTGCGACCTGCCAGCGGAAACATACGCCTCGCCGATGGTCTCCAGTTTTCGCTCGGTGGGCAGGGAGTTGAACTGGTCGACGTTGATGTTGAGCACGGCGAAAGCCTGCTGCATCTCCTTCGCTCCACCCGCGGCTTTCTCGCCGTTGGTGGTGGCCTTGATCAACGCCTGGTCGAGTTGCTGCATCGACGCGCCGGACTCCCGGGCCACGGTGGCGAGCGCCTGGTATTCCTCCACGCCGGTGCGCGTCGCCTCGGCGGAGTCGTTCATGTTCGACGCGTATTCGGTCGCCTGCTTCGCGAGGTTGAGCAGCGCGGCGGCGCTGACGAGCGTAGCGAGCTTGCTGCCGAGCCGGTCGACAAAGCCGCCGGCGGCGTCCAGCTTCTCGTTGGCCTGGTCGATCACGTTCACGAACCCCGAGGAGTCCACGCCGAGCCGCACGATGATTTCCTCCATGGCCATGGCAGAAGAATTTTCGATTGGCGATTTTGGATTTTCGATTGGCGGCCGAAGGCCGCGCTGCCCGGCCCACAGGGCCGCTAATCCAAAATCGAAATTCGAAATTCGAAAATCTAGTTCACGCCCGCGCCTTCCTCGCGGCCATTCGTTTGTTTCTCCATCGCGACGAGATATTCATTCCACAGCTCGAGCTCTTCCCGCGGCGTATCATCCACCGGCTGCCGGGCTTCGATCCGCAGGTCGGCGATGATGTGCTTCAGATACAGCATCAGCTCGCGCAGCGGGGTGGCATACAGATCCGCCCGGCTCCAGTGGTAGTTTTTCGCCAGGGTGTGAAAAAGCGACGATAGGAACGACGGCCGCAGGCCGCCGGAGCTGTCGCGGCGGGAGCCGCCGCCCGAGGCGGGGCAGTCCACGAACGTCTCGCGCACGTAGTCATCGAGCGCGGTGTGGAGCTTCGCGCGCGGGCGCCGGCGCATGAACAGCAGGCGGAGCGTCAGCCGGGCACGGCGCCACCAGCCGGCGGATTGGCTATTTTGGCCACAAAGGACGAAGAGAAACGCGAGCACCTCACCCGGGCGGCAGCGGGCGGCCCGCCGGCCGTTGAAGATCGGATTCGCGATGGCGTAGAGCAGCAGCGCATCGCGCGGGAGCATCTGGCGGAGCCGGAACGGCCCGCAGCGCGCCGGCACATGGGAGAAGTGCGAGGCATCGCGCGCGCTCGCCGCCTGCGCCCGGAGCTTCGCGATGGCGAGCTCGGTGGCGGCTTTGTCGGGAACAGGGAGCATTTTCGAATTTCGATTTTGGATTTTCGATTGGCGGCAAGAAGCCTTCCGCGCGCGGAGCGCGCTAGGGCTTCGAGCGCATTCTCGCTTCGCTGCGAAGCGCGGGTCCGGGCCCGGCGCCCAATCAAAAATCGCCAATCGAAAATCGAAAATTACAGACTGGGCAGCGTTTCGCTGACGAACGTGACGTCGTAGCGGTGGTAATCGCCCTGCGGCTGGCGCGGCTTGCACGTCTGCACCACCCAGTTGACGCCGAAGAACTGCGCCGTGTTGTCGCCGAGGTTCGGGCCGTTGGCGTTGATGCTCGTGCTGGAGCGCTGGAGCGTCACGGAGAGCGTCGAGGGTTCCGTGCGGAGCTGGAAGTCGGAGCGGTCGCCGTTGAGATCGTTGCGGCGGATCTCGCGGGTCTTGCGTTCGGGCGCCAGCTCGCCCTCGACGACGTAGAGAACACTCGAAATGTTGGCCTGAACGGACCCGATCGGCTGGGCAGCGGATGAATTGTAGACGAGAGGCATGGCGGCGGAATTTTAGATTTTAGATTTGGGATTTTGGATTCCCGGAGGGCGGATGGGTGGTGGCGGTTACTGGTGCGGGGAAGTCAAAGGGCCTGAAAAATTGGCCACATAAGGCTCAGGAATTCGATCCGGTCTCCCTCTTGTGCCTTCTGAGCCTCTTGTGGCCATTGCTCCGACTCCGGCAGGGAATTGCCACATAAGGCTCAGAAGGCTCAGGACCGAAACAGACCATCCTGTGGCTATTCCTCCGAGATCGTCAGACGGGCCAGGAGTCGGCGAGAATGCCAAAGACGAACTCGTAGCGGAACTGCACGATGTCGAGGTCGCGGCCCTCGTCGGTCAGGCGGTCGCCCTCGGGGATGGTGACGGAGACGACCTCGTAATAAGGCAGGGTGATCGGGTTGAGGGCGTGCGGCGGGGCGGGCATGAATATGCGCCGCACGCCACCGCGCCAGGCAGAGACCTGCGCCGGCGTGTGGCCGCCGCGGTGCACGTGGAGCTGGATCTGCACCCGGCCACGGTAGGACACCTGGTTGAACGTGGTGGGCTGCGCCCCGCCGCGCGCCTGCGGCATCGAACCGCCGCCGGCGGCATACTCGCCGAGGAATGTGAAGATCGCCTCGATGTAGGGCGGCTCGAGCTTCTCCGCGTCGAAGGCGGTATGGACCGGCAAACCGAGCGGCAAAAGCACCGCCCGCAGGGCCTCATCCCAGCGGGATTCGAAGTCGAGGAGTTCGTCGAGAGATTGAGCCCGCGCCATTTACAGAGGCGGGAAAGGCAAGGCCGAAAACCTGAACCGGATTTGCCACAAGAGGCTCAGAAGGCACAAGAGGGAATCCGGATTCAATCCTGAGCCTTTTGAGCCTTCTGTGGCCATTTCATCACCCTCCGACTCTGCCGATCGTCCCGCCGAGGTTCACCCACTTGCCCGCAGTGTAGAGCGCCACTTTCTTCTTCATCGCTTCGACGCGGTAGCCGAGCGCATCCTGGATCGTGCGGCGGTGGTCCGGCCATTTGCCGGAGCGGTGGGTGATCGTGAGCATTTGCGTGCCGGCGGCAGATGTCACCTTGAGATCATAACCGCCGAGGCCGGAGCCGTGGGATCGCACCCACGCTGGCAGCGCGAGGCCGAGGGAGGCCGCGGCCGGCGCGTAGCCGCTCTTGAGCAGGCCCACGCGGTTCTGCACGCTCGTGGTGTAGTTCTTCACCATCGTGGGCTGGGGCACGAGTGCGGGCTTGTTGGTGGCGGCCACGCGGCCGTAGCGGCTGCGCTTGGAGGTGTGTAGCGCGGAATCGAAAAGCGCCACGACCATGCCGGCATACTTCGGCGAAACATCGACGAGGCGCTGGATCGCGGCAACGTCGCCGGAAAGGATGATTTTGCGGATCGTTGGATCCGTGAAGGTCGATGCGTCGAGCCCCTGCATCGTGCGGTCGATGTCGCGCTTGACGGCGGAGCGGCCCTGGGATCGGGTCTTAGGGGGCAGGAACGACAGCACGCGCTTGATGAGTTCGCGGGCCTCGACCATCAGCACCTCGGCCGCGAACACTTGCGGCATCTCCTGCAGGAGGGCGCGCATCTGCGCCTGGTATTTCGTGGTGTCGAGTTCCATGGCGGAATTCTCGATTTTGGATTTCGGAATGGGCCTACCGCGTCGAGAGCCCCTGCGGATCTCGCTGGCGCGCGTCCGGGTGGCAGCGATCACAGACGTAGATCGTTGGCTTCATCGCCGGCGACCATGCGCGCAGATGCGTAATCGGAACCCACGTGCGGCACATATCACACTGCACCGCGGTGCTGGTGCTGACGGGCAAAATCGGATCCTGACCGCTCGAGAGTGAAACAGAAGTGGTCATGGACGGAGGGCGGAGTTTGGCCACATAAGGCTCAAAAGGCGCAGGAAGGAATCCGGGTCTGCTCTTGTGCCTTCTGAGCCTCTTGTGGCCATTTTCTGGTCTGTTCAGACACTCAGCCGGAGGCCCAGCCGAATGTGCAGAGTGTCACTTTCGTAGGAGACAATCTTCCACTCCCGCTCGCGGATTGTGATGATCTCGCGGGTGGAGGCGGAGAGTTCGGTGGGCGGGCTGTCGCCGAACTGGGCGACGGTGGCGGCCAGCATCGCCTCGGCGGATTCGCTCATGCCGGGGACCGTCAGCGCGAGGAGGATCGGCTGCTGGTTGAGCACGCCGCGGTAGGTCGTGCCGCGGAAGACGAAGGTTTCGCCGGCGATGGATTCTACCTCGGCGGCGGCTTCCTGGAATTCGTTCTGGAGCTCAGATGCACCCATCAGAATGGGGAGGAAGGCAAGGTCTCCGGTCGTAGCGCAGCGAGACCGGACGCCTCGCCAGCTCTTTCAGCAGAAAGAGCGGGAGATGATCTGAGAGGCGGAATTTGCCACAAGAGGCTCAGAAGGCTCAGGGAGGAATCGGATCCGGGTCTGCTCTTGTGCTTTTTGAGCCTTATGTGGCCATCCTCATCTCCGAAAATGGGCGATGTCAGCCGCCATGATCTCCGGGAAGCGGCGGCCGCAGCCATCGGCGATGCGGACGAAGCCGGCCGGGTGATCCGCCGCCGCCGGGCGCAGGGTCGAGAATGAGACATCGAGCGTGTCATCGATCGTGCAGCCGCCGGCCTCCAGGCTGGCTTTGATCAACGACTCCGGGTGCAGCGGGCAGCCGGCTTGCAGGAGTGCCGGGATGTTTTCGAATGTGCAAAAGTAACGGAAGGCGGCACCCAATCCGAGGATTGCAAACCGATCATTGACCCCGCCGAACCGGCCCCACCATGGGGTGCTGGCAATGGTGTCTGGCATTCCACGGCCAATAACCAACGTCGGTCCATCTGGCATGGCTACCGGAACCGGCCGCTTATTCGGGAATTTGGGTAACGCAAACGATTCCATCCACAGATCCGGCCGGCAGCGAATGATCAGGTCGTAGCCTTTGAATGTATCCATCGGCACGAATGACCAACACTGTTGAAGCCGCCAGAGCTGGCCAAGCACGGCTTCGACGGGGACGCTGATCGCATACGGCGCGTGAGCGGCCGCGGCGTTGAGGTCGGCGGCCGATGGGATTCCGAACGGGCGACCTTCAACCACGGCGGCTCTTTGATACAGGAATGAGGCCGCCGGCTGCGGCGTGAGATCGATCTCGACGCGGGATCCTGGATACTTCGCGCGCAGGAGTTCCGCCTTCGGGGCGTCCGCATCGGGCTCGGTGGAGACGAAGAAGTCGCAGGTGGATTCAAAGGGTGGCTTCTCGCGGCCGATGTAACCGCCTCCGGGCGCATACCAACCAACGCACCCACGCGCCGGGTCTGCGTTGTAGGTGCTGCTGGAGCCCTCGACCACTTTCGGCGTGAAATGCCGAAAAACGTGCCAATGGAGAGTCGGCAGGCAGCGCTCGAACGACCTCATGTGCCCACTGATCAGGATCGCGGTTTTCATGGTTCTGGTTCCTGAGCCTCTTGAGCCTTATGTGGCCATTCTGCTTTTCTGTTCAGATCGGAGGATTGCCACAAGAGGCACAGAAGGCTCAGGAGTGGAAGTCCGCCACCAGCTTTTCGCTGCCAGTCCGTTCGACGGAGTTGCGCAGCACAGCCGCATCGCACCACCAGATGCGGTGAGCTAGCAGGTAGTGCTCGCGCAGGAAGGTGGCCACGGCGTCGCGCACGCCCCAGGTGGGCTCGAGGTTGTCGTAGTCGTCGCCGGCGAGCACGCCATCTTCCGTGAGCAGATTGAGGTCGCGGATCTGGCGGAGCTGGCGCTCGACCGTCGCGCGGTCGTGCGCGGTGTCGAGGTAGATGAAGTCGAACTTCAGCGGGCAGCGGGCGAGAAACACCGAATCGTCGCTTTCTTCGAGGAGCGTGTGGGTGAGTGCGCCCACGTTGCGCAAATTTTCCGTGGCCACGGCGAGGTTCGGCGCCGGGCCGAGGCCGACGGTCTGCCACGAGTGCTCGCGGTTTTCCGGGGGCCAGTCGCCGCACGGGGTGTCGGAGAATTTGTCGACGCCGATGATGTAGGCTTTGCAGCCCGTGGCGCGCATGATCGCAATGTCCATACCCTGGTAAACGCCGAGCACGAGCGCGGCGCGGGCGGAGGATGTTGGGCGGCCGTCGGGCAGCGCGGATTCCCAGAACTGGGCGAGCGCGCGGAAGAACGCCCAATGCCGCCAGTCGGACCAGCCGTGCATGGTGGCGCGAATACGGCCGAAGGCTTCGTTCTCCGTGGTGGTGAACGTGGAGCAGGCGGGTTTGGCGAGGAGTTGGTTAAGTCTAGCTGCGCTTGTCATAGTGAATTTGGGATTTCAGAGAGATTGGCCACATAAGGCTCAAAAGGCTCAGGAAGGAATCCGGGCCTGTTTATGTGCCTTCTGTGCCTCTTGTGGCTAAATCTGGTTCAGGATCATTCACCGCGGAGGAGTTTGTAGACGGTCTGGTTTCCGAGGCGATGGGTGCGGGAAATCGTGCAGATCGGGACGCCGGCGGCGTAGTCGCGGCGGACGGCATCGATGAGTGAGGGCGGATAGTGTTTCGGCTCGGAGTATTTTTTCCGGGGCTTCTTGGTGATCGGGGTGAAGTCGTCGGCTTCCCGGTAGCGGCGGCCGCGCGCGTGCGCCCGCAGGTGGGTGGCGTTCTTCGCTGCCGCGTAGGGGTTCGCGGCCTTGCTCTCGAAGTAGCGCCAGGCGCTGGCGGCGGACTCTGGGCAAATATCAATCATCGGAACGGATTCTGATTTTGAACCACAGAGGGCACAGAGAGCACAGAGGCTCGGAGCCCCACTAATCCTTTTTGGATTTGGAAGCCTCCAAGATAACTTGGGCGATGATGAAGCCGCCTAGACTACCGCCGATGATCCACCACCAACTCCTCGGCTGCAGACCCCATCCAAAGACGGCCGTGCAGATCGATGTGCCAATTGCAACGCAGCAGCCGAAGATCGCCAAAAGTAGGTTTTTGAGTTCAGCCATATTTGTATTCTCTCTGTGTCCTCTGTGCTCTCTGTGGTGAAAATTCAGCTTCTCCGCATCTGCTCGATTTTGTGCTGGCCGTCGCTGTCGCGCACGTAGTGCTCGTCCATCTTCGCGCCGGGGTAGGACGGCAGATGTCCTACCTGCCTGAGTGTCGCCAGCGGGGTGCCTTCGATCTCGGCGGTGCCGCTCAACTGGTGGGTGGTGATCGCGCCGGTTTCGCGCAGGTGCTGCACGAAGCGCTTGGTGGCTTCCTGCTCCTCCGCGGTCTCACCCGGGTGGCCGATGCAGAAGGTCCCGTGCACCGTCATGCCGAGTTCTTGCTGGATGAAGCGCGCGGTTTCCTCAGCGGCCTTGAGGTCGAGTTTTTTGTTGATGATCTGGTCGATCACGCGCTGCACGCCGCTCTCGAAGCCGATCTTCACGCCCTGGCACCCGCTCTCTTTCATTAGGCGCCAGTGCTCGCGGTCAATCGTGTCGGCGCGGCACATCGCCGCCCACGGCAGGCCGGTCTTCCGAAAAACCTCGCACATCTGCACAGTGTGGGTGCGCCGCAGGTTGAACGTGTCGGAGTCGTCGTAGAGGGATTTGTAACCGTGGGTGGCAATCGCCTCCTCGAGGAACGCAGTCATGTATTCTGGTGAATACACACGGACGGTGCGGGTCTTCGTGCCATCAGGGTCGTTACCCGTCATGGTGGCTGGCCAGACGCAGAATTCGCACTTATACGGGCACCCGCGCGAACTCCAGAACTGGAGCTGTGGGAAGCGGTCTGATCGGGCAGACGGATTGTTGAGGTGGGCCGGATATACCGGACATTCGTCCCAGTAGTGGTGCGCGGTCTCTTTCGCGATCATCGGCGCCGGCGCGCGGTTCATCTCTTCCGTGCTCAGCAGATCGTGAGTCTGCAGGCCGGAGACGTCGCCGCGGATGACGCGCACGAGGGGTTTTTCGTATTCACCCTGGATGACGGCGCGGACGTTCGCGTTGAGCTGCAGGGCTTCTTTCCAGTGGCTCTGCGCGATGGAGCCCGTGAGGACAATCGAGGCCGACGGGCACGTGGCGGCGATCATCTTGATGCACCGCTGGTCGTGGTCCCAGCTCGGGGTGGCGGATTCGATGATGACCCAATCCGGCTGGGTGTGGCGGAGAAACAGTTGCCAGCCCTGATACGATTCGCGGAGCGCGATGGAATCGCGCAGCGTGACCGTGGCGCCGGGGAATGCGCGCTGCACGTAGCTGGCCGCATAGCCCATGAAAAACGGAAACGGCAGGTAGCCGCCGAAGGTGAAGTTATCCGGCGCGCAGTGGGCGGGAGTGGTGAACGGCCAGCGCGAGCCCGCGCGGATGCCGTAGCGGAGATGGTTCTGCGGGGAGTTTTCCCACCAGGGGGGATTGCTGAAGAGGATCTTCATTGGATTTTGGATTTTTGATTCTCGATTTTCGATTGGCGGCCAGAGGCCGCGCTACCCGGCCCGCAGGGCCGCTAATCCAAAATCAAAATTCGAAATTCGAAAATTCATGCGTGTTTCCACCAAATCTGGTCGGTGCTCATGAGGTCTCTCGCGAACGAGATGGTGTCATTGTCGACGCGATCGGTGCGCAAGCCCACGGTGAGCCCGCGCTCGGTGTATTCATCGGGGCGGGTTTTGTGGTCTTGGAAGGTGGTGTAGTCGGGATGCAGGCGCAGGAGGGCGCCGGCTTCGTGGGCTTCGGCTTTGGTGGCGTCGCCCAGGGGGAACGTGTGGGTGTCGTGGATCGCGATGAGCACGGGCTTGCGACTGAAGGCCCGCTCGGCGTCGAGGTGGTCGTTCGTGGCGATCAGAATGAAGTCCGCATCGATCACGGGTGCGCGATCCGGTGTGCAGCCATACACGTGCGTGCGGCGCGGGATGCGCACGCGCGCGAGGGCTTCGTGGATGCCCTCGACCTCCGACTTCCGGCCCTCGACGCTCGTCGCTCGACCCTCGACCGTGATTAAATGTATGTCTTCGCAGAATCCGGCGTTGAGCATGGCGACGAAGAGGGAGGCGGAGAAACCGTCGCCACAGCCGACGAAGAGCGCGGCGCGCGGGTGGATTTCAGCGGCGAGGGCGAAGAGGATCTGCAGGTGGCGGGCGTCGATGTGATCGGGAGCGCCGGCCGCGGTGGTGGGCGGCAGGGTGAATGTCTCGATGAATTCGAAGCGGGAGATCACGAAGAAGAGTTTGGCCACATAAGGCTCAAAAGGCTCAGGAAGGAGTCTGGGTTTTCTTGTGTGCCTTCTGTGCCTCTTGTGGCGAATTCCGGTTCAGGGTTTCGCAGCAGACGTCTGGTTCACGCCATGGCTTTCGCGATCCACTTCAGGGCGAATTGGAGGTCGATGGCGGTGAGGCGTTGGGGAGTTTCCACCGCATCGGGTCCCGGCGATTGCTGAATCTCGGCCAGCACTTTTTGGATTTCGACGCCGGCAGTGTTGATGCGGTCCATCTGGGCGAGTGTTAGTGCGTTGTGGCTCACGGGGAGATTTCGGTGTCCATGGGAAAAGAGTTTGGCCACATAAGGCTCAAAAGGCTCAGGGTTCAGATAGAGAAGCGTGCATGCGGGAGCTTCAGCGCTTGCTTGTAGCTTTCAGGGAGGTGTCGCCAGAGGCGGGTGTGGAGATGGATGAAGCGAAGCGCGAGGGGCTCGCTCAGCGCGACGTTCTGGTGCAGCGCGAGCAGGATGATGAACTCGTCGATCAACCGAGTGACGGTGCTATTACTCTTTCCAGTCATCGCCCGATTTCAGGTCGCCGCTGGCCTGGTCTAAAAACGCGGCCATTTTGTTTTTGAGATCGATCGGCGAACCGCCGACCCAGAACCACGCGGAAACAAACTCGCGCCGCACCCAGGTGGAGCGCAATCCAGCGGGAAACTTGAGCCAGCCGGGGTTGGCGTCGGTGGTTAGGCCCATCATCACCGCTTCATACTCGGCCTCGCGTCCTTCCGGCACCGCGATGGGGATTTGCTCCGAACAAACCTGAATGATGAGTTGCATATATTAAGGCAGAGGAGAGGAGGTTGGCCACAGACGGCTCAAAAAGCTCAGGAAGGAATCCGGGTCTTCTTATGTGCCTTCTGAGCCTTATGTGGCTAAATCCGGTTCAGGTTTGTTTTCTTGAGGATCGTAAACCCCGAGACATACGAGCCTTCTTCCGTGTGCGTCCACGTCCAGACGACTTCTTCTTCCTGGAGGCAGACGGTGCTGAGAACTGCGCCACTGGGATGCCAACCGGTGGCGCGAGCGATGGGAGCGGGGGCGTCGACGCACTTGAAGTCGGCGGCGTGGCGGCGGTAGCCGATGCCTGGGGAGAGAGGTCGGACGGCGGGCACGTGTTGGGATTTTCGATTTTGGATTCTCGATTTTCGATTACCGGAGCTGGCGGCGGCACTGCTCCGGGCTGACCACTGATTACTGAGTTCTGATCACTGTTTGCCGCCGCGGGCGGCTGCAACTGCTGCTCAGGGGGCCACGGATACGCGACCTGGCCGAGATGCCGCGCGGCGCATTTGGTATCCGCCCAGACTTTGAAGCCGAGCGCGCGGGCGAGCTGGCAGAGATACCAATCTTCCGAGAGGTAGCGGTTGCGCTTGTTGAGCGGGTCGGGAAACGTGCCGACCGGGAAAAGGTCGAGCCGCTCATCCTGGGCGCCGTCGCAGATGTAGGTGAGCTGCGGATATGACGCCTTGACGGCCGCATACACGCTGCGGTGGATGCGCAGAAGCCCGGTGCCCATTTCCCAGACTTCCTGCAAACCGTCTTCGCGCACGTTGATGCCGGGGATCGGGTTGACGACCCACTCGGCCGGGCCGGGTTTCTTCTTCGGGTAGCAGCCGCCGATCACGGCATATTCGGGCGGGTGCGAGAGCAGGCGCTTGATGCCCTCGGGGTCGAGGATCAGATCGGTGTCGAGCTGGACGAAGAACGGGATCTGCGAGTGATGATACCACTGGTGCGCGAGATTGTTGCGCGCGCGGGGTATCAGGGAATCGCCGTTGAGGAATTCGATGCGGACGGAGATGCCGGTGGCGTTGAGATGCGAGAGCGACGCCAGGAGCGTGGACACGAACTCCGTCATCAGCCCGGAATAGACGGGGAGCGCGATGAGGGCGCGCGGCTCGTTCGGGGTCGGGCCTATGGTGAAGCCGAGTGGGGACCAACCGTTACTGGTCATTTTCGATTTTGGATTCTCGATTTTCGATTTCAGACCTGGCGGCGAAGGGCGCACTACGCGCGCGCGCGTCCGCCAATCCAAAATCACAATTCGAAATTCGAAAATTCACATGCTCCTTTGCTCCAGTGCACGGGCGGGGATCGTCCGCGCTATATAGATGTCGCGAAGTCAAGCCGCGCTTCGTAGGCCGATTCCGACCCCTGAGCCTTTTGAGCCTTATGTGGCCAAACTCTGTTTCCGTTCTGATCTGAAAATTGCCACAAGAGGCTCAAGAGGCACAGAAACCAGAACCCGGAAAAACACAGGCCGCCGGTGTGGTATGCACACCCGGCGGCCCGGTTCCCCTATGAAACGCCCGGGGAGCAATCCGGGCGACCTGGATCGAACGTGTGACTAACCCAAAGGGTGCTCAGGCGGGAGTTGAACCCGCATCTCCAGCTTATGAGGCTGGCGTGCTGCCGTTACACCACCGGAGCATTTCGGAAAAACAAAGGCAGACGCCGCCCGGAGGTCGGCGTCCACCTCGGAGGCGTTAGCCTTGAGCGCTGAAGCCCACGACGATGAGCGTCGGGTAGGCGTTGACGTTGGTGCCGGCCACGTTGCTGAGCGCACTCAGGAACACGTTGGTTCCGAGTGAGCGCGTATCGATCTCCTTATACTGGATCGAGCCCGGCGTGGCGTTCGTCGCAAGGGTGAAGTTGCAGATCGCGGAGCCGCCGGCGGCATGGTTGTTGGTGTGGGCGAAGATGTTCACCTGCACGTTGCTCGGCGCGGTGCCGAGCACAGGTGGAACCGTGAGGATGGCCATCAGCTTGCCATCGTAGGTGGCGAAGCTGGTGCCGTTTTCGCGCGCATTGGCGCCGACGAGCGCGCCGTTGAGCAGCGTGACTTTCGTGAAGACCGCGTTGGGATTGAAGGTGGCGGGCATGGTAGTGTGATCCTATTTTCGATTGTTGATTTTGGATTTTCGATTTCGGACCGTTTACTGGGCGCCGGAGTCCGTGGAGATCGCGATGGCCTCCGGGTGCTCGTGGCCGAAGTCGACCATGTCGTAGGTCGTGACTTCGATGGCTTGCTGCTTCTTGAGCGCGTAGGGATCAACGACCACGTCGGTGCCGCCCCATTGCGCCCAGATCGAGTTGGACCACACACCGGACGCGGTGTAGTCGCCCGGCAGGTGGTTGGTGACCGTGCCGGCGTAGCCGCCGACGTTGCCGTCTTCCGCCGTGCCGTTCCAGATGAAGCGACCCGAGCCGGTGTCGACCGACTTCGTGGCCCACTTCGCCCAGGTGGCCGGGCTGATCACGTGCTTGAACGTGCCGTCGAAGATCACGTTCGCTTCCATCAGGTCGGCGATGATGCCGACGACATCCGCCCACGTGGCCGCGGCGCCGTAGGTGACCTTGGTCGTCTTGCCGGCAACCGGCGTGCCTTCGGTCGTGGCCGTCGCGAGGTTGAAGATGCCGAGCGGCTGCGCGCCGCTGGTGCCCTGGAAGAACGCGAGGTCTTCCGTGATGGCGAGGCGCTTCTGCAGATCCGCGCGCAGGAACGACTCGATGTCGCTCGAGCTCTGCTGGAGGAGCTGCTTCGAGTAGGGCGACGTGGCGCCCACGGTGTGCGGCACCAGGCCGAGCAGGTCGAACGTGAGTTCGCTGTCGGTGATCGCGCCGCTTTCCGCGACCCAGTAGGCGGTCGCTCCGCCGGTCTGCCGGCAGATCGTGAGGTTGCCCTGGAGGCCCGAGAGGCGGCGGACGCCGAGACGGCCGACAACCATCATGTTGTCGAGCTTCTGGATGATGCCTTGCGCGAGATCCGTGGCCACGGAGTAGCCGCCCGAGCTGGGCGTGGTGGCCTGCATCGTGCGCTGGTCGTCGACAATGACGTCACGCAGGCCGATGCCGAAGATCTCGGAGGGCGCGGTGAAGTCGCCTTTGCGCTTCGTGCCGCCGACGGCGGCCTTGCGGAGCGCGTCGGAGACTTCGCGCTCGAAGCCGACGTCGACCGTGTTCTTGAGGTCGGGCACCTGCGAGCAGATCACGCGGCGGAGCGAGTAGGAGCGCTTGCCGTCTTTTTCCATGTCGGCGAGGGCCGGCGCGGACGTGTTGATCGGCTTGGCCTTGAGGCCGTCTTCGAGGAGCCAGGTGCGGAATTCGTCGAGGCTCTTGCCATCACGGATGGCGGAGCGGGCGGCGTCGAGGACGTTCGGAACCTTGTCCTTGAATTTGTCGGCCATCGTGTCGATGGCGCTGATGCGCGAGCGCTCGCCGTCGAGATTGATGAGGCCGGGCGCGGTGGAGATGACGGGAGCAGCGGGCGCCGGCGTATTGACCGGGGCCGCGGGAGCGGGAGTTTCCATGGTGCGAAAATGCTGAGTGGGTAGGTTGACTGGTGGATTGTCCTGATCGGGCGCTGCCGCGCGCCCCACGCCGACGGACGTGTCAGCGGGGATGATTACCAGTGACCCCTCGAAGGGTTCCCAATCCATCACGCGGAAGGTATCAACCTCCGCGGTGGAACGTTCGAGAACTGGCGTGCCGTAGACCCGATAACCAATCGAGGTCTCACGCAGGATGCCGTCCTGCACGTCGCGCCATTTTTCGTCGGCAAAAGCACTTTTGGAAAACCGGACCGTGGCCCGCATCTTCCCGCGCTCGAGCTGCACATCGGTGATTCGGCCGAGCACGGCGTTGCGGTCGTGGTTCCAAAGAAAGGGGCCGGAGTTGCGCAGGCGGTCGAGCCGCACCGCGCGCGTGGAGTGGTCGAGAATCTCCTCGATGCCGAGCATGCGCACAGGGGCCTCGGAGGAGAACGTGAGCCGGATCTCGCGCGACTCGGGCACGATCGACTCGCGCTCAAACGTCGCCGCCCGGTATTGCACGGACGGGATGGAGCGCGGCTTTTCGGTGACTGGCGCGGCTTCGGGCATCACCCTGCCGGGGAGTCAAGGCCGGCCGCGGACACACTGAAATGGCCACAAGAGGCTCAAAAGGCTCAGGAGCAGAATCCGGATTCCTTCCTGTGCCTCTTGAGCCTTATGTGGCTAATCCTCTTCTTCCTCTTCTTCTTCGCCGTCCGGGATCACCTTGCCGCTGGTGGTGGTGACGGCCTGGGTGCTGCCGCTCGGGGTCGGATCCGGCGGGACGAGGGAGAGTTGCAACTGCGTGGCCAGCGCTTCGTCGTCGCGGTTGGCGGCGAAGACGTCTTCGACGCGGCCACCATTTTCTTCGATGATCTGGCGGCGGCTGGTGGTGCGGAGTGCGATGCCGAGCTCGGCCGCCTTGAGGTCTTTGAGCGGATCCACCCAGGCCCAGCGGCGCGCGGCGAAGGCGGGGGAGTTGAACTTGTCGAACTTGACGAGCGGGAGTTTCACTTCGCCGCTGGTGAGCGCCATGAGGAGCCACTCCTGGAAGATGACTTCGCGGAAGTCTTCGTCGAACCAGGCTTGCAGCTCTTTCCAGACTTCGCGCTCGTCGAGGATGCCGACGCGCGCGCTGCTGTAGTTCACGCTCTCGAGATCGTTGCCGAGCGTGGTGTAGGAAACGCCGAGGGCGGTGGAGACGCCGCGGAGCATGGCTTTGCGGAAGGGGTCGAACGCGGTGTTCGGGTGGGTGGGGTCGTATTCCTGGAATTCGAGGCCGGCGGGGAGTTCTTCGAAGTGGCCCGGCTCGGCGTCCATGGTGGTGCGCTCGGAGTTCGGGTCGTTCGGGTATTGCGCGGTGGAGCCGTCTTTTTTGGTGAAGAAGCCGCCCTTGCACGCGCCCACGCGCGCGGCGACGACTTCGGCCTCTTCATACGCGCCGAGGTGTTTCAGGCGCGTGATGCAGGAAACAAACCACGAGGGCGAGAGCGTGGCGGTGATGCGATCCTCGAGCTGGAGGATGCCCATGTCGGAGGCGGGAACGCGGATGACATCGCGGGCGCCGCGGCCGTTGGTGGGTTGCTTGGGAACGTCGTCGCCTGGGTGGGAGGCGAAGATGTGGAACGCGCGCGGGTTGTCGTCGCCGGCGGCCTTTTCGATGCCGAAGCGGATCGTGCCGCCGTCGGCAAGGTTCTGGTGGTTGTCGAGGTCGAGCTGGTCGATCTCGAGGAGTTGCACGCGGTAGTTGAAGCGGTTGCGGGCGGCGGCGCCGCGGATGTGGCGATAAAGCACGGCGCCGTCCGCAATAGTGTGCGCGAGGGCGAGGCGTTTGGTGCGGCGCCACTGGCGTTTTGACCATTGCTTCCAGCCGGCCTCGATGAGCTTGTTCGCCCGGGTGTCGGGGGATTTCGCGCCTTTCGGCCCGATGTCGTGGATGTCCATGCGCAGATCCATGCGCGCGGCGCCGATGACGTTGGATTTGGCGTCGCCGATGAAGCCACGGACGTAGTCGTTGTTGCGCCACTGGTCGCGGGAGCGCGCAATGATGCGGCGGACGGCACCGCGGAGTTCGGCGTCGCCGCTGGTGTAGGCGGCGAACCAGTCGGACGTGAGGCGGGAGACGGCGGCGGCGTCGTAGGATCGCCGGCTGTCGCCGCTGGATTTTGGATTTTGGATTCTCGATTTTGGATTGGCGGAATCGGAGCTGGCGCGGAGGGCGCGGCGCTCGGCGGTGCGTGCGTCGAGGGTGCGCTGGCGGTCGGAGCGGAAGCCCGCGAAGTTCTGGGCGCGCTCGAGGAGGGTTTTCGCGGATGCGGGCATCTAGTGGATTTTCGATTTGTGATTTTTGATTTTCGATCTGGCGCCCACGGGGCGCGCTACCCGGCGCTTCGCGCCGCTAATCCAAAATCGAAATTCGAAATTCGAAAATTAATACGGTCGCGTGAACTGCACCTGGATCATGCGCTTGGAGGGCTTGCCGGTGGCGAGGGCGGCGGCTTCTTCCTCGGCGCGGACTTCGCTCAGGAGTTCGCCGCGGAATTTGCGCAGTTTGTCGAGGTCGTGGAGGGTGTAGGTGGTGCCGTTGATGGTGGTTTGGGAAACGGTTTTGCCGGCGAGGGATTTGAGCGCGGTTTCGACCTGCTCGAGGGTTTGCGCGGCCCAGGTGCGCGGATCCGTGAGCGGCGGGACGTCGGCCGTGGCGGGATCGATGAAGACTTCGAGGATCGGCGTGGCGACGGCGACGGGGAACACGCTGGTGCCGTCGGAGACGCGCGCGATCACCTGGTAGGTGCCGGCGGTGTAGTTGGCCGTGGTGGCGGCAGAGATGTTGACCTCGTGCGCGGTGCCGTTGGCGGTCGACGTGATGTTGATCCGCGTGGGGCCGATGAAGTGGTAGTTCAGCGTCCAGTCGCCGGCGGGGAAGTCGGGCGAAAGCTGGCGTTGCCAAAGGGCAGTTTCCCCGGCGGTGAGCGCCGGAGGTTCGGAAAGTGGGATGGTGAGCGACATGCGCCAGCGGTGGGTGTCACCGTTGGGCGGAAGTCAAAGGCTGGGTGGTAATAAGCAGTCCGCGAACTCCTGAACGGCACGTCGCCGGATCCAACTCACATCCGCCCGAGACAACCTAAACCACTCTCCGGCTGCTTTCTGATCGTGGAACCGTCTGTGCAGGAACTTTTCTAACGCGGTCGCTTCGCTATTGCTGATCCGCCACACATATCGGGCATTTGGTCTCGCTGTTCTAAACGCTCTGAGTCGCTGGAGCGGGCGCGATGTCCAACCAATTTTATACAGCCCAGTGCCGCTGTCGCCCAACACGTAGACAAACTCCAGCCTTGGGTTTTTTGGTCGCCCGCCACACCAGTCGATTGCCTCCTCTTCCGACGTGAAG